GGCGTACCGTTACCCGATCAAGCAAATCGTCCGGGACGATATACTGGCACGCTCGCAGTCGGTGACCAATCTTTTCGTTATGTCAGTGGTGGTGGTGGTCGTGGGAGTGCACCCTATGGGACGTTCCCAGTCAATGTTGGGGATTACTCCAGCATCGGTTCAGTTGCTAGCGTTGGGCGAGGTGGTGGAGGTGGCTATCTTCCTGATCCGAAATATCCTGGTGCGCCGCGCCTCGGCATTCAGATTCACGGGACGAGTGGTGCTACGCTTGATCAGATGAATACAGCAGGTTGTTTTGGGATACCGCGCACGGGTGGAGAGTGGGAGCGCGCCAAGGCTGCGATATTAGAAATGGCACGGAAGAATCCTGGTGGACTCGTCATGACCGTGGGTCGTGACGGACAGGCGTCCATTGTCCCGCGCGACACAGTCAGTCAGGTCGTTACGAATTATCCCCCTGGCGGAGCTGGGCATCCCCCTGGCGCGGTGCCTTACATTGGTCCCGAAGGGCAAGCCGCTGCTACTGGCGCTGGAGGCACTGTTGCAACTGCTGTTGCGCCTACTTCAAACATCAGAGTTGCCGGTCCATTACCAGGGAGAGATGCTGCTGAGGTTGACGAAGGTGGTGACATCGCTTCTGGGAAGAGAGGTGCGCCATATTTCGGCGGTGTCGCTGCTGGGAAGGGAAGAGGCGCGGGTGGTACAGGGATAGATCGATCATCGATGGATCGCATGCAAGGTCGAAGCGTCTTCCAGCACCGCGTCCGCGGCCGGGGGTCAGTCGACGTCACGATCAACAAGTCAGAAGGGAGCCGGAGCACCCCCATCACTGGACCATTTAAGAAGATAAGGATGCACGGCCAGAGGCAGAATGAGCCGGCGTCCTCGGGACCACCCGAGCCGACGGCGGCCGACCACGATCCTGGGCTGGATTCGTAGAACATGGCAGCGATAGGTACGATCCGAGACCTCGTCATCGTCTCACCGTGGCGGGCGCGACTTCTTCCGGCGCACTTCGACAACCGGATGTTCCACGTCGAGTCAGGCGGCGTCGAGTGCGGCCGCGCGATCGTCATGCACGAGTTCCCGAAGCGCGACATCCCGTATGCAGAAGATATGGGAAAACGTGCGATCGAGATCAGCGTTCGTGGGTACATCATCCAGTATCCGCAAGAGACGACGATCCCTCTTTACAAGCGTGATTACACGGAGGCACGAGATCGGCTCCGGGAGCGACTTGATATAGGAGGAGCAGCGTCGCTCCAGCTTCCGATGCTCGCACCGATGGTCGTGACGTGCTCGCGCTATCGGTTGACGGAAGAGGAGAGATATGGCGGCTACTGCGTGTTCGACATGTCATTCGTCGAGCAGGGAGCTCACCCATTTACTCCCGTGGTGGACCCTACGGAGGCTCTAGTCCGGAAGTCGCAGGAGTTGCGTGAGAATGTTCTCAGTCAGATAAAGCTCGCGCGGGTTCCTACTTCTCCGATAAAGAATCGTCCGCGCTTTATTTCGGATGGTCGGCCGGGTTGATGTACCATGTATAAGTTCGAAGCTCAAGAAGCAGCTCCGATGTGCGCTCGCGTCCTTAAGGTCTTGCTGACGCAAGCACCGACTCGTGGACGACCGGGTTCTAATCTTCGCACCGCCGTGGGTGACTTCCTGGCTAATTCTCGGATGCTTCTTCAGAACGATTTGTCGGGTCCTCCTTTAGATAGAATTTTTGAGCTTGCGAGGTTGACAGGAATTAGTATTGCTCAGTTTGATGGCGTCATTAGTGAGGCGGCGAAGGAAACTCCCAAGACGATCGGAGCGACGATAATTAAGAATGCTATGATTCAATTTTGTATTGCTGCTCAGTCTCGCATATTGGTCGACGTGACTTTCGTCAGCCGGAACGACGTGGATGCTGTCAAGAGAAAGATGAACGGATCATTCAGTGCGGTAGAAGAAATTGCTGCGGATAATATGGCGCAAGATACGTATCAAATTCTCATAGGTCTTCACGCGGCTGTTGTATTCTTTTTGACTGAGACGGCACGACCGCTGCCGTTGATGTTGCGCTACCGCTTCTTCGAACCTTTGCCAACGCTCGTCATGGCTTACCGCCTATATGCAGATGCGTCTAGAGCTGATGAACTAAGAAACGAGAACAGGAACGTCCACCCGGCGTTCATGCTCCTGACCGGGAGAGCATTGGCGCATGGCTGATGGGAATGGATTGACCGCCTTCAAGCGGTCGCCTCAGCTCACGACTGCGGTTCCTCCGCGGGTTCCTAACCCGGATGAGATCGCCGTCCTCGTCGTCGGAGGATTTCGTTTCCAAGATTGGGAGAGCGTCTGGGTCCAGCACCGCTACGGCGAGCCATTCGCGTTCTTTCAATTCACTGCTGCGGAGCGCGAGCCACTACCGAGCCGGTGGGATGCGCTTCGCTTTCGTCCAGACGACCACGTCATCATCGAGCTGGGTGGAAAGCTCGCGATGAACGGCATCATCACGATCCGCCAAGTCGCCTATGACAAGAAGAGCCACGGTGTTCAACTCCAGGGGAAGGGAATAACTCACTGGGCGGCGAAGTCTTCAGTCGACAGCAAGACCGGGAGCTTCGACAACCAGAGCTTCGAGCAGATTGCGCGGGCAGTCCTCGCTCCGTATCCTTCGCCGGTGAAGACGCTTGGAGTACTCGACCCAACTCCGTTTAAGCGCGTGTCGAGTCAACCAGGCGAGACGACGTGGGACTTCCTCGAGCGGCTCGCGCGCCCGCGCGGGATCATCATGAGTTCGGATCACCTTGGTAATTTTGTTCTCATTGACAACCACCCGATGGACGTCTCGGCGATCCTCATGGAAGGGTTCAATATCCTCAAGTGCCAGGCGGTCATCGATAAGGACCCGTTCCACAAGAAGTACTCGGCGACTGGTCAGTCAGGCAATGATAAAGGCGACGAGAAGACGCCGTCGCAAGCGGGCGAGATGATGGCGTCGACGGGTGGATCAGCTCCCGTCTACTCTCACAAGATCACGCCGGCGGAGCAACCTGTGTGGGGTATGGCGGAGCTGCAGAAGCGTGCGGAGAGCGAGGCGCTCTGGCATGAAGGCGCTATCATCGAAGTGAATATCACCGTCCAAGGGTGGAAGAAACCGGGCGGTGATCTCTGGCGGGTCGGAGAGGTCTACAAGGTGACGTCAGCGATGATCCCTCTCGACGAGCCGCTCGGAGCTCAGACGGTTACGTTTACTCAAGACCGGTCATCAGGGACGTTGACGACGCTCAAGTTGGTGAAGCCGATGCTGCTGAAGATCAACACGAAGTATGCGAATACAGATGTGTCTCTCGTTGGCGTGAACACGACTTATGGTCCTGGAGCGACTGACATGCCGCCGTCGAACCCTGTGCCGTACACCCTTCCGCCAGGGACGCGGTTGGGAGAGAACGGGATTGAGGAGATTCCTGAAACTAACAACTAGTTCACTCATAGCGGAGTAAATTACTGATGCACAGAGCAACGCCACTTAACACGTCCTTTCGCGCTTACTCCTCTGGCGGTGCGCGCTCGGCTGTCCATGAGGTTGATGATGACAATAAGATGCAGCTCAGCAAGTCAAATGGGATGAAGAACGAGACTCGTGAGAATATCGAATCTCCTCAGAACTATGGTTTCACGTCAGTCATCGCTGACGCGGATAAAGGCCCGAATGGCTCACTCAAGAATAGCGCTGAAGCTATGATGAACTTCATGGGTGGCAACCGGTCGTTTCCGATGACGACGTCTATGGACGACCGCCGTCATCGCTTGTGGAATCTTGCGAAGGACGCAGCGAAGGGCGCGGCTGCGATGTTTGGTCAGAAGGAGTGGGGGCAGCAGTACCTCAATACAGAGGATGGTCAATTCATTACAGGCAATATGGAAAAGAAGAACAGGATGCAGCTCGTTAAAAATAAGAATGGTGAAAAGCAAAAGCAAGACCCTAAGACCGGCGCTTTGCTCGATCCACAGGGTGCTTTTCGCAATGCTCAAGGCAGACTCGTAGTTCGATCACAACACTCCGGCGTCGAGTTCGAAGTCGAAGAACTCCACCCTGATGACATATTAAGGATTGGAGTGTTTGCAGAAAGTGGCGGGGGTAGTGGCGGGGGTAGTGGCGGCGGCAGTAGCAGTGGTTCGGGGCAGGAAGGGAAGAATACCGCTACAGGACAGAAGACGCTGCACAAGGAAGAGTCGACGGTGTACGTCGAGCAAAATGGCACTGACACGAAGTCAGTTCATGGTGAGGCATATGCGTCGCAGAAAACTGGCAGTGATAGCTCGACTCACTGGGAAAAAGACAAGAAGAAATCAACTCAGTGTACTGAGAAGCACACTCACATCCGGTTCAGGGATAATCGCATCTGGAATGAGGAGGATGGAAACTTCTGGACGACTCCGTGCCTCGTAAAGAAAGACTTGCATTGCAAGGAAGGCTAATCCGGCGATGCGTTGGTGGCTGCAAACCGATCCACCTTGTATTATGAGTGTGGATAATGCCTCCGTCAGAGGCATGGATTTTTCTGAATTGATTATTGACGATCCTGACTTGTGGATGGTCCATTGGACGGAGGGGAAGGGAGAGATCGAGCGGCAAGTAGTCATCGATGGCAGCGGCGACGGTGACAGAAATTTAAACGGGTTGCGCGAGGATTTTTATGACCTAACCCCGTACGTACCTCTGTTCCAGCAATTTCTGGAGCGGATTCAGGCGAAGAATTTATTGCTGGATCAGGCGAAGAAAGTTCAGATCGACTTGATCAAGCAGTTGTTCGAATCGAAGCGGCAGTTACCGTATCATTACACGGTCGCAGCGGGGGACTACTGGTGGGACGCAACTGACGGCTCGCTGTATGCGTCGACGGCGGGCGGGCTGCAGAGCACGAATGTCAAGGTCAATGAGGTCATCAGCCAACTCAATGCGCTGGTCGCTAACATCAACAGCATCATCGTCGGCGGTTCAAACACTAACGTCTCGATCGGGAACACGCTGACAGCGCAAGTCAACTCTGTGGTAGTTGACGGACTTACTTCTGTCTTCGCGAACTTGGCGAGCGAAATTTCTACCTCCATCGTGGCGCCCGGTAACAACACGATCGGGCACGTCAACAATACGGTGCTCGGTGTGGGAAACAGTGGTACCAACACCGTCAATGGCAAGCTGCATACAGCTTTCTTCCCCGTGCCCGATCCTGGCTTCTCTGCCGCGTCACCGGGATTGGCTGTCGGTTTCGATATCGCGCACATTACTTATGCGTTCTCTGGTGTCTCGAATTGGTACATCAACCACATCGGA